GGGTTACCCAAGCTGAGATTATTATTTCCCATCTCAACTCTCTATGCGATGTTTCGAAAGAAATATCGATAGCGTTCGAAGTGTTTATGATAATGTTTTGGAATTTCTTAAGGCGTCATCTAAACACCCTAAGAGTATCTTACTAAGATATAGCATAGGAGCCTTACGGCCACTATAATATGATTTAGTAGATACTACAGGTAAATACTCGATTGGACTAACCTTTCCAGGCTCTAAGTCATCTAAAATGTCAAACTGAATAAATTGCAGTTGACGAGATGTCTGAGTTAAAGCCAGTATAATAGGATGAAGGCGACATTCTAGCGTTGCTAGGATATCGCTCCTATCTACCAAGGTCCTTTCACTAAAGGATACGCCGATGTTCTTAAACCCTTCTACCATATTGGGATTTTCCGCAATAGTGCAGAATGGTTTAATGTTCATTGCTTTCTCTATAATGAGTGCGGTCCGTTTGGTTATTATACTTTGTATAATTTCCTCACGGTTGAGGATCAAGTCTACGTTACCATTCCTACCTGTGAGGGTAAGTGTGGGCGCAGAAGAAACTCTTAACCACATCAGATATTGAAAGCATCTGAAGTCTTGGAAATTCAGGATTCCAGATAAGTCATAGTGACCTGTATCTGTTGAGATGAAGTCTCTCTCATGTAATATCCCTAACAAATCTAATAGGTAAAACCTATTATTCTTGTTAAGAATATTATGTCGGATTGAACTCATTTCTTTTCCTCTTAGAGATAGCCTTTTGGCAAACTCTATTTGGGAATTAACTGAATCCCCAATGATTGACTTATTTAGGTTTATTTCTATACCTAAACTTTTAAGTAATCATTGGTACCGGTGTGCCACTCTCGCATTAAAGATAACTATGTCATCTCCCAAAAGGCGGTACTGTTTGAACATATAGAGAGGTTTCCCTCTCTTCATGTTCTCTCAGTTCGCCGCTAATTGGACAATGTCATGGTGTCACAAGGCAAAGCTTGGAAAAGAGGATAGTAAACCTAACGGTTGACCTACCTTCCATCTAATACTTTGCTCTGTGGCTTTAATGTAAAAGTCCCTGTCCGTCATTATTGAATATCAGCTCTCACTAAGTTCTTTCCCTCCAAGCAACTCCAGTCGGTACTTCTGCATTACTGCAGGAATACGGTCTGAAGCTGAC